GTGAAAGCGGCAATCAATAACTCTCTTCTCAAACAGCTGCCGGAAGGTCGCGACGTGGATATCTACGACACGCGGCTGATCGGCTTTGCACTCAGGGTGCGTAAGTCTGGCCGGCATTCCTACCGAGTGAACTATGGGCGTGGCAAATGGGCGACTATCGGACGCCTATCCGACATCAAGCCCGCTGAAGCCCGCGAGCAGGCGCAGAAGATCCTAGGTGATGCGGTTAAAGGGATCGACGTAGGCGCGGCCCGCAAACAGGCCAGGGCGTCAACGCTGCGCGACTACCTCGCCAACATATACGGGCCGTGGGTAAAGACGCATCGAAAGAGCGGTGCAGCCACGTTGTCCCGACTCGAAGCCTGTTTCGACACTGACCTAGGCGGCAAACGCCTGCACGAGATCACCCCTTGGCTTGTCGAGAAATGGCGCTCTCGAAGGGTCAAAAAGGGCAGGGCGCCAGCGACAATCAACCGGGATATAACAACCCTCAAGGCGTCGCTGAATAAAGCGGTGGAGTGGGGGATTATCGAGGCGAACCCAATTGCGAAGGTGAAGCCCGCCAAGCTCGACCGCAAAGGCATCGTGCGCTACTTGAGCGATGACGAAGAAAAGCGTCTGCGAGAAGCGCTCGCCGCACGGGACGCTAAGGCCAGAATCGAACGCGAGAACGCGAATCACTGGCGAGCCAAGCGCGGCTATCCAACAATGCCGGTATTCGAACGATACTCGGATCATCTCACGCCGATGGTACTGCTCGCGCTCAATACAGGCATGCGGCGGGGTGAACTGTTTGCGCTCAAGTGGAGCAACGTAGATTTAGAGCGTGGCGCGTTGGCCATTCAAGGCGATGGTGCGAAGTCGGGGCAGACTCGGCATATTCCGCTTAATAGCGAAGCGCTCGACGTGCTCAAGCATTGCCCGCAAAACCATACGCTCGTGTTGCCGGGCAAGGGCGGGGCGAAGCTGACAACGATCAAGAAGTCATGGGGTGCTCTGGTCGAATCCGCGAAAGTCGAGAACTTCCGCTTTCACGATCTGCGACACACGTTCGCCAGCAAGCTGGTCATGCGTGGCGTTGATCTAAATACCGTCCGCGAGCTGCTTGGGCATGGCGACCTGACTATGACCCTACGCTATGCCCATCTTGCGCCTGAGCACAAGGCCGCGGCGGTCGAGAAACTTCGTCAAGTGGAGGTATGACGTGACCCCGAACGACCGTTTGCGACAGTTCATCGATCAGCTAAGAGCTGGCGAGATCCCTAACCCAAATATGGTGAGCGAGTTTGTGTCGGGTGCTGAAGATTATTTCGATGGCAAAGGATCACTCGACGAATGTCTCGGGCTTACCACGAACAGGCTTAAGAAGACGCCGGCTGAAAAAGAGGAGGCGAAGCGTGTTCGCGCTGAAGAAAGAATCAGAGAACATGCACAGCTCCTTTTCGAGATGTGGGAGCTCATGAATATCTTTGAAATAGGTATCAGCGCGGCTGCGGAAATGGTCGCAGTACGTAGGGAAGATTTTGAGAAAAAAACGAAACCGAAGGCAGCGACACTCGTTGAATATTGGAAACGTGATCCAAGCGACTCAAAGATGGCAGAAACGAAGGCAGTACCTAGCGAGAAGGGAGCAAAACCGCTCCTTTACCAAGGGTGCCGAGACATGAGGGAGCTTGCGCCCGAGCGACGCCCTCGGTATCCCGATCGCGCCTTCTACGGGGTAAAGTAGAAAGTGAGGAATCATGTGACGCAGGATGAGAAATTACGTCTATTCGTTGAGCGGTTCGAAAAGGGCGAAATGCCTGATCGGGAGACGCTTAATGATCTGGCCAGCGGCTTCCGCGATTATCTTGATGGCCAAGGATCGCTGGATGAATGTCTAGGCCTAACCGACAACCGTCTTAAACGAACGGCTCCAGAACGAGAGCGCCGAAAAGCCGAGCGTTCGAAGAAAACCTTTCACGAATACATGAAGTTATTCGAAGAAATGTGGGAAGTTATGCAGGTCTTCGAAGTGTCAGTGAAGAAGGCTGCGGAAATGGTCGCTCTTCGGAGAGAAGACTTTGAGAACAAATCCAGGCCAACTGATGCCACCCTAGAGCAATATTGGAAAGCTCACGAAGCTAACCTGATCAAGGGAACGATACCAATAGTCTTTAAAGGGCATCTAGACCCCACTGAATTAAAGGAAGAATGGCGTGCTCGCTATCCCGAGCGGGCTTTGTATGGAGTAAAGTAAAAAAAAGTTTCGTTTTTACTCGCGGCAGTACCGCCGCGTTTATAGGCTGATCCTGCGTTGATTGAACGTCAGCAGGAGCCAAGGCCAATGACCAACGAAACCAAACCCGCGCAGCTTGTAACGCCTGAGCACGCGGCCAAAGCTCTCAGCGTATCTGAGAGCACTCTCAAGGCGGCACGCCTACACCATCTCAAGTCGAACCCGCTTCGCGATCTGCCTTATGTGCGGATCGGCCGCTCGGTGCGTTATCGCCGTTCGGATATCGAAGCCTGGATCGAAAGCAACGTGATCGATCCGAGTTCCGGGGCGGTGGCATGAGCCTCCCCAAACCGACCGACGTGCACGCTCACAGCATGCCTATCGACACCCTAGATCACTGCCTCGAAACGCTGTTGTTCGTTATCCAGTCGCTCGACGGCGACGACGGCGGACAGATCAACGTGCTGAACAGCGTGCACAACTCACTCATGTATCTGCGCGGCCAGATTACGGAGGAAAAGCAATGAGCGTCGAAGATCGCGTACCGAAATCTCTCGTTAACTTACCCGGCGACGGGTTAAACACTGCCCGTCAACTTCTCGAAGTGGTGGCCGCCCTAACCAGCGTTGAAGTCGATCTAAAGACTGAGACCGATTACGAAATGGGAGTCTTTCACATCGTCCAGCTCGCGCAACATCTGATCGAGTATGAGCAGGCCTATCCGAAAGGAGGGGCACGGCCATGAGCAATTCAAAAACTAAGCCATACGATCCGATCGCTGAAAGCTTAATAAGGCTCAGCGAAATTCAGGCCACGATCCAAGGCATTGCGGAGATTCACGAGGAAATCGATATCTCTCGCGTGTGCGACGACGGTTTGCCTAAGTGGTGGACTCAACGCCATGAGGCTGGGCTCATCGGAGCCGTTAAGTTTCTCGCTGCCCATTCGCTCGGCGTTGTCGAGGGCTTGCAGGCCCGACATGAAAGCTCGGAGGGCGACCAATGACCGGCGAGTTTCCCGAACCCGAATCGACGTACTACGTGCTCGAAACCAACCGGCTTGATGGCGGCGGTTCTGTGACGGTTTTCGCTGCCGGGCCGTACCTGACGCCGGATGAGGCGAAAACAGCCCGTGAGCAGCTCCACAGCGCGGAGCCGGTTCGCAATCTTCACTGCGCCGAATACCGCACGTACGAATGAAAAAGCCCCGGGTTAGTGGCCCGGGGCCTCGCTAAATCTCGGCAGACGAAACCGGAGAAAGAGCTTATGCAGAAACTTGATTCTATACCCGTCGCACGGTGGCAGCAATGAGTGACGGGAACCTATCGAACGCGCCGGCACATATCCCGCCTGGCGAATATCAAGCCGTGTACCTGTACCACGAGACCGCGTTCTTTAGGAAAACGCCGAAGGTCTATCTGCACCTCAAAATCGAAGGCGGCGAGCACCACGGCGTAAAGCTATACCGCGCTTATCGCGTGAAGCTGCTAACCGGCAAGCCGAAGAAGTACGGCGGCTTCACGGTGAACCATAGCCACGCGATCTATCGGCAGATGGTGAGCATATCCAATGCGGTGACTCGACCCGACCGCATATCGCTGGCGTCCCTGAAAGGCTGCCTACTGCGTGTGAGCGTGCGAACAGTGAAACGGGATGCAGGCGCAGAGACCCGCAAGCCCAGAGCGCTACCTGACGCCCTCAAGTACAGCGTGATTGATGAGCTACTCGCCATAGAGGCGGGCTCGCTCAAGGAGGCTAGCTGACATAAAGACCAAGACCAGTACCTATACCTAAACCAGTACCCGCCTGCCACGTCCGGGAGCCCTTGCTAGAAAAAGGATTCAGGGCGATGGCATGGCAAATCAGATTCGGCCTTGGAAGACGTGTTGCCGGATGTTCAGACTAACTAAAGACCGTCGCCCCGGTTGCTGGAAACTTCCCCAAGTCACTCCAGCGCCGGGGTCAAGCCAAACAATCAAACGCCTGTTCAATTATAGCGGGTGACTATCAATAAAGGAAACACGATGCAGGAATTCCCCGACTTCACCAGCACCAAGATGCAACGCGAGATAAGCAAGCTCGGCGCGTTTTTGAGAAAACGCAATATTGGTCCAATGCAAAAGGCCGCACTAGGCTCCTATATGTGCGGCGGCATGATCGGCAAGAACCTCCGTGAAGGCGTGATCGATGAAGACACTGCCGAGGCGATGCTTCAGGAAGCCTTTGAGCAGATGCGGGCGATCGTTTACGCGGAAGGCGATCCTCGACACTGATTGGGGCCCTAGGCGAAGGCCGATACAGCCAACGCTTCGATGCATAACGCGCATTAGTGTAAGGGGCCCGGCTACAGGTCGGGCTCCCCTTCGAATAGATCAGTTGAACAGTCGTTCAAGTGTTATAATGTATCTATGAAGATGCTTCGCACTCATGCCATTGCAAGCCTAAGCCCGCACCGTCTGCCCACACTTGGCCAACGGGCGAACACCGCGCGACGGTTGAAAACGAAAGATCGAGACGCTCAACGCATGCGGGTATGGCAGTCAGATCCACGGTGCGCAGGTTGTGGTGCGATCGTCGCCTATGAACAGTTCGAACTCGATCATGTTCAGCCGCTATCAGATGGCGGATCGACTGATGACTCGAACACTCAGGCTCTCTGCATCCCGTGTCACCGCGAAAAGACCAATGCCGAGGTCTCTGAGCGTGCCAAACGCCGGGCGGGGTCTTCGATATATGGCTAGGGCCATTCGCTGTGCAGCACCCGCGCCTCCCACGCAGATTTTTTTAACCCTGTAACAAAGATTAGCCGAGGCTAAGTCATGAGCAGAAAGGACCAAGACATCAACGACGCGCTGGACTTCTTGCGTGATTCCATGAAGAACGAGGAGGAGGACATCAAGGTTCGCCAGATCAGCGCCAAGACGATCCTTTCGTACTACCGCGACGTAGCGGATTCCAAGGGCAAGAAAGGCGAAGCCGAAGACCGTGCGATGAAGCTGGTTCGCGGCAAGTTCGCGCCGGCCAAGCATCCGAAAAGCGCGTGATTCCGGCGCCGCTATATCCCGAGTCTGCCGAGCGAGCCGTCGCGCTGTTCGGCGATCTTAGGCTCCCGGACGTAGCCGGCAAACCCACGATGCGCGACGCCATGCCGCCTTGGGCGTTCGATCTTGTTCGTGCCCAGTTTGGCGGCCTCGATCCCGATACCGGGCGGCAGACAATTCGAGAAACGCTCGTTCTGATCGGCAAGAAGAACGGCAAGACGCTGGTGGGCGCCGGGCTAATGCTGGTTGCCTGCATCTTGTCCTGGCGCGAAAACGACGAGTTCCTGATCCTGTCCGCAACCAAGGAAGCGGCGACCACGGCCTACAACGCAGCGCGCGGCATGGTCATGGCGGACGACGAACTGCGCGAGCTGTTCCACGTAAGGGATCACGTAAAAGAGATCCGCCATCGCATCACCGGCAACACGATCAAAGTCGTGGCCGCTGACAGTAACGTGGTCGCTGGCAAGCAGGCCGGCCATATCCTGGTGGACGAGCTGTCATTCCTCGCCCAGAAGAACGGTGCCGAGGCGATGCTCATGGAGGCCACAGGCGGCTTAACGGCGAGACCGGAAGGCTGGATCGTCTATTTAACAACGCAAGCGGACGATGCCCCTGTGGGCGTTTTCAAAAGCAAACTGAACTATGCCCGCCAGATTATCGACGGCAAGGTAGAAGACGACACGTTCCTGCCGATCCTGTTCGAGCCACCGCGAGATATACGCCCCAGCGATCCCGACCTGTTTAAGTACGCGAACCCGAGTCTCGGCTACAGCGTTGACGCAGCCTGGCTTACGCGGCAGTACAACCGAGTCAAGAACGCCATAGACGGCGAGCTTCAGCTATTTTTGGCGAAACACGCGAATATCGAAATCGGCTTAGCACTGCGCAGCGACAGATGGTCGGGCGCGGATTATTGGGAGCAGAACGAGGCGCCGCTCGCCCTTGACGATCTGATCGACCGAAGCGAGGTCATCACACTCGGCATCGACGGCGGCGGTCTCGACGACTTACTCGGCCTGTACGCCATAGGCCGTGAGAGCGGCACCGGGCGCAAGCTGGGCTGGGGTCATGCCTGGTGCGGCGAGATCGCCCTCAAGCGCCGCGAACAGATCGCACCGACGCTGCGCGGCTTCGAGCAAGACGGGGATCTGACGATCGTTCCGACTGGGCCAGATATCGAGCAGCTCGCCGCGATGTGCGCCAAGGTTCAAAGCTCCGGAAAGTTATATCAGATCGGCTGCGATCCGGCCGGTATCGCGCAGATCGTTGAAGCAATCCAGAATGCAGGCGTTCCCAGCGACAAGATCATTGGAATCAGCCAGGGGTGGAAACTAGGCAGCGCGATCAGCACCGCCGAGCGATGGCTCGCCGATGGGTCATTCATGCCTGCCAATCAGGGGCTTATGCGCTGGGCTGTCAGTAACGCTCGTGTCGAGCCGAGAGCCAACTCTATCTTGATAACAAAGCAGGCCAGCGGGCGCGGAAAGATCGATCCTTTAATGGCTCTATTCGACGCGACTGCAATCATGGCCCTGAATCCCGAATCAATGTCAAAAAAGCTTGCCCTTTTTACTTTGTGACGTGGTAAACTGTACGTATGTACAACCGTCTGTATTCGACGATTCACGTTAAGGCCGTTGACGGCGATAGCTGGAGCTTCACCGGCATCGCCTCGACGCCGACGCCGGATCGGATGCGAGACACGGTTGATCCCAAGGGCGCGCAATTCACCTTGCCGATTCCGCTGTTGTGGCAGCACGATCACCGCTCTCCGATCGGCCATGTTGATACGGCAACGTTTACCGACTCCGGTATCGAGATCAGCGCCAGCATCCAGCGACCCACCGACGAAATGCCGAACGGCCTAACCGGCCGCTTGCAGGAAGCCTGGGCGAGCATCAAGAGCGGCCTTGTCCGTGGCTTGTCGATCGGTTTCGTGCCGAAAGAATGGCAGCCCCGCGAGGGTGGCGGCATGGCTATCTCCGCTTGGGACTGGATGGAGCTTTCGGCCGTGACGATTCCTGCCAATCAGGACGCAAGCATCCAGACGATCAAGAGCATTCTGGCGCCAGATCCGACGCCTACACCGACGCCGCATCGCGGTTTCACTCTCAGAAAGACGCACTTTTTTTTGCGTAACAATTGAAGAGTTGTTCAAAACTTCACAGGTAAAAGCACATGGGTTTAGCCGAACAGATCAATCAGTACCGAGATTCCCGCAAGGCTGCTTTCAAGAAGCAGGTCGAGCTGACCGACAAGGCCGCGAATGAAGATCGCAGCCTATCGTCGGACGAACAGACCAGCGTCGACGAGCTACAGACTGAAATTGAGCAGATCGATTCCGACGTGGCACGCCTCGAAAAGATGCTTGTCACCGAGCAGGCCAACGCCGAGCCGGTCGAGAAGAGCCATCCCGGCACGCAGTTTCGCCAGGCCAAGAACACGTCGGACTTGTCCGGCGGCATCGGCTTTGCGAAGGCGGCCCGCTGTCTGGCGCTGGGCTCGATCGAGAAACGCGACGCAACGCAGATCGCCGAACGTCTTTACGGCGATGAACGTATCGTGAAGACGACCGAGGCCATCATGACCAAGGCCGCGGTTACTCCGCAGACAGCGGACAACGGGCTTGTAACCGAGTCGGGGATCTACGGCGACTTCGTCAATTACCTCATGCCCCGCACGATCGTGGGTAATCTGCCGATGCGCAGCGTGCCTTTTCGCGTGCCGCTCATCACGCAGGACTCGATCGGTTCCGCCAACTGGGTCGGCGAAGCTAGCCCGAAGCCGGTTACGTCGCAGGGCTTCAGCCAAGCCAGCCTCGACCCGCTCAAGGTCGCGAGTATTGCGGTTGCCAGCATGGAGCTGTTGCGCGATTCCAGCCCGGCCGCCGATGCGCTTATCCGTGATTCCCTGGTCGATGCCCTGCGGATGCAGATCGACACTTCGTTCATCGATCCGAGCAATGGCGGCACCGCGAACGTGAAACCGGCGTCGATCACCAATGGTGTGACCGGCGTTGAAGCCTCCGGCGCGGACGCCGACGCGCTGCGAGCCGACATGAAGGCTGTGTTCGGCCAGTTCATCACCGCTAATCGCAACGTCAACGGTTGTTCGTGGGTCATGGACGGCAGCACGGCGCTTGCCATCTCGTTGATGACCAACAGCCTGGGTCAGTCCGAGTTCCCCGGTATCGGCATGAACGGCGGCACGCTGGGCGGCCTGCCGGTTGTTGTGAGCGAGTACGTAACCGCTGGCGATATCTACCTGGTAGACGCCGACAATATCTATTGGGCCACGGACGGCGGCATTGAGCTGAGCATGTCCGATCAGGCTTCGATCGAGATGAACGACAGCCCGGACGGCACGGGATCGCTGGTCTCGCTCTGGCAGAACAATCTGTCTGCCTTCCGTGTCGAGCAGCGCCTGAACTGGATGCCGCGCCGTGCTAACAGTGTGGCTCGCATCACGGGCGCAGCCTACGGTGAAGCGGCGGCGTAAACATGCGCTGGATCCCCTTCCGCACTAAGGCTGCAACCGATCAGCCTTCGGGGTTTAACTCCGGGGGCTGGCGCCGGATTCTGGAGCCGTTCAGCGGCGCCTGGCAGCGCAATGTCGAGGTGCAGCAGGGCGAGCTTCTGACATCCAGCCCGACGCTGTTCGCGTGTCTCGATCGGATCAGCTCGGATGTGGGCAAACTGCCGTGGCGCGTCAAGCAGAACGACAGCAACGGCATTCCACGAACGGTCGGTATTCCAGCGAATGCGCGCGCCCTAGAGTCCCCGAACGACTACCAGACGCCGGACGCTTTCCGCCGGGCGTGGATTCTATCGAAGCTCCAGCACGGTAATGCGCTGATCCTGAAAGCCGCCGGCCAGATGTTCGTGCTCGACTGGACGAAGGTTCAACCGCTGGTCAGCGAGTTCGGCGATGTGTTCTATCGCTTGAGTCTGGGCTCCAAACAGAATCTCTTGCCCGAACGGTTCGGCGACGGCGAGATCACCATCCCGGCTAGCGATGTGATCCACGATCGCGGGCCGTGCTTGTTTCATCAGCTAATCGGCGTGCCGCCGGTTACAGCGGCTTACTGGACGGCGCTTAAGGCGTATCACATCACCCGCAACAACGCCGAACTGTTCAGTAACGGCTCGGTGCTGGGTGGTCTGCTGACCGTTCCCGCTGGTTTGTCCGAAGAAGACGCCAAGGCGCTCAAGGATTACTGGTCGAACACCAAGCCCACCGATACGCGAGTGGTCGGGGCAGACGCGAAATTCACGGCCTTCGCCTCCAAGGCAGTCGATTCGCAGGTGGTAGAGCAACTCCAGTTATCCGAAAAGTCAATCTGCCAGGCGTTCAACGTTCACCCATTCATCGTCGGCGCTGAATCCCTGCCGTCCGGCCAGAAGCCCGCCGAGTACATGCGGTCTTACTTCGTGCTCGGCCTGCAACAGCACGTCAACGCCATGGAGACGCTGCTGACACGGGCGCTGAACCTGCCCCGACGCCAGTACATCCAGCTCGATACCGATCAACTGCTGCGCATGGATCAGGGCCGCCGTGCCGAAGTCTACGGGCGTCTGGTTACGGACGGGATCTATAGCCGCAATGAAGCGCGTGCGCAGTTCGATCTGCCGCCCGTCGAGGGTGGTGACCAGCTACTCGTTCAGCAGCAGGATGTGCCGCTGTCGCGTGTGGGGGTGAACGATGCCTAGCCTTATCACCGCCGATGAAGCGAAGGAGCATCTGCGCCTCGACGATGCCGATACGCCCTGGCTGAACATGGCGATCCCGACAGTCGAGAACGCCGTCATTATGTGGTGCGGCTCCGAATCCCGGCTGTACAACGCCGACGACGAACTACACGAATGCGTCCGGCTGGCCGTTCTGGTCGAGCTGGCACGTCAGTACATCCAGCGTGAAGGTCCGCAACAGAAGAATCAGATCGACTGGTTCATGAACGGCTATTCGCTTGGCCCCGGTGCGACTGCGCTACTCCAGCCGTTGCGCTGTCCGAGGATCGCGTGATGCAAGTGTCGGCCGGCCAACTCCGCCACAAGGTCGCCTTGCAGGCCCGTCAGGAGACGCGCAGCGACTACGGCGAGGTCACACTCGACTGGACCGACGTTGCGAGCGTATGGGCGCACGTAGCGCCTCAGTCCGGGCGCGAATACTTCGCTGCACAGCAGGTGCAATCCGAAGTCTCGACCCGCGTGACGATCCGTTATCGGGATGACGTGGACGCCACTATGCGAGTCACGCATCGCGGCACGACCTACGGCATCGAGGCTGTGTTACCCGACGACGGTTCGGGCTTCGATCACCTCACTCTCATGTGCAGCGAGGTGACGACGTGATCGAGAACATCACCGCGCTATTGCAGGCAGATACCGCGCTGGCGACTTATATCGAGGGCCGCATCTACATGATGACCGCGCCACAGAATGCGCCCGAGCCTTTTGTCGTTTGGCAGCCGATCAGCAACGTGGCCTACAACTCGCTTTCAGACGCGCCCGACAGCGACCAGCAGCGCATCCAGATCGACGTGTACGCAGCCGACCCGGTAATCGCACGTGAGGCCATGTGGACGGCCCGAAACTATGTTGAGCGCTATCACAGCGTCATCGACGGCCCGCTGGCTATGGGCCGCGACCCCGATACGTTGCTGTCGCGCTACAGCATGGATTGCAGCGTCTTTCATCGACGGGCGCCGTATGCGCCTGCCGTGGCCATCGTATCCAACGGGGTACTGAATTGATGGCCAGGCAACGCATCGAGGGAATGGACGGCGTGCTGGCCCAGCTCAGGAGCCTGCAAGGCAAGGAAGCCAAGAAAGTCGTGCGCCGCAGTCTGCGAGCCGGCGCCAAGCCCCTGCGCAACGAGATGAAGCGCAACGCCCGCAAGTTCGACGATCCGGCAACCAGCGAAGCGGTATACAAGCAGATCGCCACGCGCTCGATTCCGAAGCGGACATTGCGGCGGTTCGACTTCGACGAAGGCGTCAGCACGGGCGTGAAGGATTCGAAGCCCGGCCAGCCGTATCACTACGGGCTCTTTCTCGAACGCGGCACCGCGCATATGCAGGCGCAGCCCTTCATCCGCAATAGCGCGGACAACACCCGGACCGAAGTGTTCACTGCCGTTTCCGACGATCTATGGGACGGCATCACTAAGCAAGTATCAGCCAAAGGTAAATGACATGGCCATTGCATCCCAGCAAACCGCACTGTTCGTGAACGTGGACGGCACTGTGACCAAGATCGGTCAGCCGACCTCCATCTCCGGCGGTGGTGCGACCAACGAGTCGATTGAGACCACGAGCCTCGACGATACCGATCGCACCTACGTGAAGGGACTCTCCACGCCCAGCGAGATCACCTTCGACGTTCGCTTCGACCCGAGCGACGCGAGCCACATCACGCTTCGGGATCTTCAGAAGACCGGCGACAGCAAGCAGTGGGCGATCGGTTTCTCCGACGGCACGGACGCACCGACGTTCAGCGAAGGCTGGGCGTTTACGGATCGCTCCAACATCACCTTTGAGGGCTTCGTGACCTCGCTGGAGTTCGACTTCTCCATGAATGACGTTGTGACCGCATCGGTCGGCGTTCAGGTCAGTGGCCGTCCGCAGGTCGAGGCCAAGGCATGAAGAGCATTCGCGAGATTACCGAATCGGGCGGGATTATCAGCGCCGATCTGGTGAAGCGTTCGGGCACCTGGCGCCACGGCGGCGAAGAGCACGAAGTCGAGTTCTATGTTCGGCGTCTGGCGTTCGGCGATATCGATCGCGTGTACAACCGCGACAACCCGGATGCCAGCCAGTCCGCCGAGCTAATCAGCATGGCGATCCGTCTCGGTGACGATGGCGACGAAGCCTTGACCTATGAACAGGCGTACCAGTTGAACGCCGGTCTAGCGATGCTGTTTTCCGATCACGTCATGAGCGTGAATGGTGTGGGCGATGAAGAGGCCCGCACCGACCCAAAAGCATCACGCCCGCCGACGACTTCTGGTTCGAGATCGCAAAAGTCTTCGGCTGCCCGATCGCAGAAGCCAAGCAACGACTGACGTATCGCGAAGCTCTGCAATGGATGGCGTATCGCACCAAGACCGGACCGCTGGATGCGGGCAGCAAGCTGGAGGGCCATCTAGCCACCGTGCAAGCGCTGATCGTGCAGGCCATGGGCGGCAAGTCGCAGCCGGCGGACTTCCTGTACGGCGCCGAACCTGAGCACAGCGAGGAAGGCATCGACATGAAACAAGTAATCGCGGCATTCCAATCGATCGGTGAGCTGTAATGCCGAGCGGCTCTCTCGGCACGCTGAGCGTCGATTTGGTCGCCAAAACCGGCGGCTTCGACCGGAACCTCGACCAAGCGCAGAAGCGCACAGAGACGTTCGACCGCAAGATGCGGCGTTTCTCGCGCAACATGAACCGGCACTTTAGCGATATTGCACGGTCGGCCACACAGCTTGCAGCCGGTCTGACGGGCGTAAGTGTCGCAGTCGGCGCGGTGATGAAAAGCCAGTCGGATATGGTCAAGCGGGCCAACGAAACCGCGCAGGCGCTCGATATCGCAACGGGCGAGCTTCAGGCGTTCCAGTTCGCCACCGGCAAGGTCGGCATCGAGTCGGACAAGGCCGCGGATATCCTCAAGGATCTGAGCGACAAGATCGGCGACGTGGCGCTGACCGGCGGCGGTGAACTGGCCGATCCGCTGGAAAAGCTCGGTTTGTCCGCTGACAACCTCATCAAGCTCAAGCCGGTTGAGATGCTGACCGAGATCGGTAACGCGATCAGCAGCCTGCCCGCAGCGGCACAGGTCAATATTCTCGAATCAATGGCCGACGAAGGGTCACGTCTCCGGCCGTTGTTGAAGGACAACGCCGAACTGCTACGGCTCTATACCCAAAGAGCACGCGAGCTGAACCTCGCCAACAGCGAGATCGACGTTCAGAAAATTCTCCAATTCTGGCAGGCATGGGATCGCGTTGCGGACGCCATCAAAGGTCTTGTGCGAACGGCCACAATCGAGCTTGCGCCGTCCCTGTCGGATGCCGCCGACGAGATGCAACGCTTCATCAAGGAGTCTGGTGAGACCGGCAAGATCAAGACGTTTTTCGACTCTCTGCGAGAACAGCTCGACGACATCAAGAATACGCTCGGTGATATCGCCAAGTTCGGCAGCAATGCGTTGATTGCCCGGCTGTTCGGCATCACCACGGCCACGGTCAGCGGCACGGCACAGATCGCCGGCTCGTCCTCCGATATGGGCCGCAGGCTGCAAAGCGGCACACCGACCGAGGAAGACCTCGCCAGTCTCTCCAAGGAGCGCTTAGCCGCTCTCAGGCAGATGTACGAAGAGCGCGGACGGGCCAGCACACAGCGTGCAACGCAATACCCGCTCGGGTCAGACCTGAATGAAGCGAACCAGAAGGCGGCCGACAAGTATTGGGACGCCGCGCTGATGATCGACCGGGCCATGGACAAAGGCCCGCTGAAGATCGATATCACCCGATCCGCCAATGAGCCCGGCACGCAGGACAAACCCAACACAGGCCGAACAAACCTGCCAAGCGGCAAGACTCTGGCGGCGGGCATGACCGAAGCCGAGCAGCGCCATCTTGAGGCGATGCAGAAGTCGCAGGACAAATACCGCGAATGGCTCGATTTGCAGGAGCAGCGCACGCAAGGCGTGAGCGACCTGATCCAGCAGTTGATTAAGCAACATTCTTTCTGTAAAAACGCGATCCTGACGTTGGCGTAA